CTACTTTGCTGTTTTGTGACGACTCAAATGGTCAGTTCGACTACGAAGAGCATAAACGTAATCGGCCAACAGAGGCTTCTCCTTGCCAAGCTCCAAAGTGGTCTCTAAGGTTTGGGTTTTACCGTCAACGTGGTACTCGACGCTTTGGACCCTGAAGTCGCTGTCTACTCCCTCGTTTGGGAGGGTAACGTGGATTTTGTCGCCTGCCAAAATCGGTGTAGCCTCATAATCCAGCACTGAACTTTTAAGGGTCAGGGTTTCTACGGGGTCTTTGAGGTTGGCGAGAAGCGCTTTAGCATGCGATTCGCATTCCAAGTCGCTACCTAACTCCTCGTTAACCTCAACTAGTTCTCTTAATCCAAAACTACTTTGGCTTGACGAGTCTTCTTGGATGCTACTGAAGCGGCGTCCTCCAAAGTATAAGCCGTCAATCAAGAAACTTCCCGAACCAACCCCAGTAAACCACATTGTAACGTGGACCCGCTTGATTTGGTTCCAGTTAAACGATGAGGGGATTTGCCATTGGTCAGCGTTTTTTGTGCCGACAGCAATTTGAGTTTGGAACCATTTGTCGTCTCCGACTGTGAACTCATGTGAGGCGAGGTTGTCATTTATGTCGTGGATAACTGCGGTTGCGTTGCCGTTAAAGTCGGAGTCTCGCCTTACCCAGAAGTTCAATGTAGGGTATTGGTCGGCGTCTACTTCTTTGCCGCTGTCGAAGGTGATTTGGCATGCTGCATAGTAGAGGTTCTGGGCGGTTGTTTTGATGCTATAGGAACCTTTGACTTTTGAGGCAGAGTCAAGGCTAAGGCTACCTGAAAGAGCAGACCATGAACCCACATCGGGAGTCAGGCTCTCGGTCCAAGCGTCTTTGTCAGTTGGGAGGCTTTTGTCTGCGACGCCGTAGACGATTGTTCGGTTTCGGATGCGTGTGATGTCTTTGGAGTACTCGCTGGCTTCTATGCGCTCCGCCAGGCTGACTGAGCTGGTTTTGCTGTTTTTTTGGAAAAACTCGAATTTTCCATCGGGTGCAACTCGGAAGTCAAAGCCGATGACGCCTGACTTGTCGGCGCTGCTGGCTATTTCTTGCAGTATATCCATAACGGGGGTGTCGCTGTATTCGAGTTTAGTGTAAGTTGTATCTGTTGCCTCTACCAGTTCGCTGCTGCTTCGACTGTGGCTTAAGCCGACGTAGTAGTCGAGGAGGTCTTTGACTATGTCTTCGCCTTTGATGTTTTGGTATGTAACGGTGACGACTCTTCGGAAGAGGCGTTCGCCCCAGCAGCGGCCACTCACCGTTAGGTAGCTTTCGACTGGCGAAGTGTTGTAGCGTACGTTTTCGACTCTGCAGGTAATCAGCGTTGGACAGTTGGAACCTCTGCCCACATTAATGTAGCCGTTTAACCCCACCGTGATGGGGTAGGCGCCGTTGGGGCTGTACTTGCCGCTCCAATTCTGTAGCACTACCTCGAAGCTGCTGACCTCTTTTGTGCAGCCCAAATGCAGTGTTAATTCGATGATGTCGCCTTGCGGTGGAGCAATAGAGCCGAAAGCAAGAGCGACGTTCGGTGCTGGGGCGCTCATTTATTCGACTCCTCTGCGGTAGAGTTCCGCTTCGCCTGCACGGGTGATGCTGCGGCTTGCCGAGGGGGTTTGGGCGGTGGTGCTGTTGAAGCTCTGCAGGCTTGCGGTTGCAGTGTTCATACTGTTAGCGAAGCTGTACATGGCTGCGGCTGCTGCAACGATGACTGCGATGCCGACGCCAGTTAGGGCGAGGAAGGTTGCGAAGCTTATGTTAAGGCTGTTCTGCACAGCGGTTGCGACTGCTGCGGCGGCAGAATACACTTTCTGGGCTACAGCGACGCCTGCACTGGTTCGCATGAACATACCCATCACTGAGACAACCATCATTGCGCTGGAAAAGGCACGGGTTTGGCTGTCGTTTAGGATGCCGAATTGGTTGGCTATGAAGCCGACTGCTGAGCCCGCGGCGCCGATGCCAGCGATTGCTGCCCCCAAGCTTCTGACTCGGGTGGCTAGGCTTTCGGCGTCGGTTTGTATGCGGCTGAATTCGGCGCTGGCGTGGTTAACGGCTCGGATGGTTACGGCGATTTCCCTAAAACTCATAGCTGCGCCTCCGTCTTCGCCGCATCCAACGCCTCTAAAAGCGCCCGTTCGAGGTTGGGCAAGCAAGCTTCTATGGCGGGCGCAAGGTAAGGTTGGGCATTCATGTTTCGGGTGCCAAACTCGACTGCGGCGGCGTATTCTGCTTCTGCGCCCACCTCTACCTGCCAGGTCTGTGTTTTCGCATAAATCGTACTCTGCAAGTAGCCTGTTCGAACGGGCACCAGCCGCTCCGCATTTGATCTGACATCGCCTGCCCAAACGGCAAGCTGCTCCTGAATTCGACTCTGCACCGCACCATCTAGACGGCTCAGCGCCGCTGCGAGTTCTTCTCCGCCTGAAACATCGATGTTAACCGAAACGCTCATGAATTTTTGTCTCCTTCTCTGTTTTTTTCCGTTCTTCCTCGGCTTGGCGGTCTACCTCGTTGAGGATGATTGTGTATTGGTGGATGACTCGGGCGGGCTGCTTTGCGAGTTCGGTTGGGGTCCAGCCGAATTCTTTGCATAATCGGAAGTCTGTGAGGGCGGGGTGGGGTTTTTGGCGGCGGATGGCTCGGATAAAAAAGCTGTTTCCTCCTGCGTTAGAGCGCATAGGCTGTTGACGGTTTGGGAGAAGAGTTCGCCGAGTGCGATGGGGACGCCGTTTTCTTCGCCCAGTAGCTTTTCAAGCGTAACTGGGTTGCTTGGGGGTTGCTCTTTGAGGGCTGCCCATATGGTTTCGGCTTGGATTGCGATGAAGTCGCTGGCTTGCACCTGCCCCGAGAGAGGATGGTACTTTGTGTGCTTTTGGATTATGCGGCTGCGTTTAGCCCATGTAATTTCGCCGAACACGTAGGTGCCTTGGTATTCGGCGCCGTATTCACCGCCTAATGTTAGGGTTTGTTTACGCATAGAATTCACCTTTAGCTTATGGAGACGGTTTTTGCGACGAATGAGGCTTTGAGGCTCACTAGGTCTTCGATTTTTGTGGGTATCGAAGCGGTTTCCCATTTGCAGTCGCTGAAAACTGCCTTGGTGGAGCCGCCGAGCCCGAATTCCAAGTCGAATTCTGCGTCGTTTATGATATCGGCGAATTCTTCTGTGCTTTCAAATTCAAAAGTAACTTCGCCTGTTAGGTTTCTGTGGCGGTTTGGAAGATACTTTAAAATGTTCCCGTTTGAGCTGCGGATAACGGGGACTGCTTTGAGGTTGTTTTGGATTGTGAATCTCCAATCGGTCACTCGGTCCAATGTGGAAGAGTCTTTTTTTATGTAGCTTTCGTAGAATGGTACGGCACCTGCGTAGTCGGCGTAGGTTGCGCCGGAGATTTTGGCTGTTGAGGCGGTGAGGTTTTGACCGAGGAGTTCGACGTTTGCTTTGACTACGTCGTCAATGCTGCATTCAACCGTTGCTGACTGGAACTTGCAGCCCGTGTAGAGCAGCGAGAGGATGTCTGTTGCGGCGGAAAAGATGCCTTTGTAGTAGAGCACCTGAACGCTCAGCGACTTGTTGAGTTCAACTTTGGCGTACTGCAGAAAACTCAGGGGCGCATCGCTGGAAAGGGGAAAAGCAACTTTTATGCTGGCTGCGCGCTGCCCTTTTTTGATTGCCTGCAGGTCGATTGAGCCGACGCCGCGGACTTTTATATTGTTGGGGTTGATTTGGGGCTCAATGCTCTCCGCTGGAATGCCGAGCATCGCGGGGTTTTGGGGGGTTTCGCCGTAGCTGGATTCTTCGGCGTAGTAGATTCTACTTTCGTGGGAACCATAGGTTTGAGGCATATTTTACACTCCGATGTTTTCGATTAACCATGTTTTTACTGTGAATTCGGTTCTGTAAATGGGGGGTTTTACGTCGTAGCGGTCGAGGTTTCGGTGACCTGCGATGTCGCAGTAGGTTACGCCATTCACCGTGACCAAGCAGGATGCCCAGTCGCAGTGCAGCACTGCAGGGGTGGCTCCGTCGCTTGTGCCGTTGGTTTCCGCTAGGAACCAGAGGTAGCCGTCTTCGTCTATGAAATCTGGAAGGTTAGCGGTCACTGGCAGGGTTAAGGTAGCGTCGTTTTGGTTTTCCTCATTGCTGACGGAGCCCTGCCAAGCGGCTGCGTTGTTGTTCCAAACTTTCGCTGTCACACCGCCTGCGCTTGGCGCGGAGCCGTATCCTTCAAACGTGAAAACTGTTTTTTTGACTGTTTCTCGGTGGCTGTCCACTTTAAAGCCAAACAGCAAAACTGAGCGGGCGCCGCTTTCGCTAGCTGAGATTTGGATACGGTTATCGTCGCTGTACCAGAGCTTCTCGTAATCCGAGATGGATAATTCATTCCAAACGGCGTTCGGAGCGGCTTCAGCTTTCCCCGAAAACGCTCTGCTTCCGTGACTGGCTGGTCCTAATCCGACGTAGGTGTAGGCTGTTTCGTTTGGTATGGTTCGGTTCTGCCGGATAGCCACATTGACTGCTTCTACGATTCGGCTGCGGATGGATTGCCCGGTCTCTTCGGCGCCAGATGCATCGGTTGTCCAGACGTTGACCCGGACTGTTTGGGTTCGGCGGCGGGTTTTGCCAGACAGATCGAGTTTTTGGTCGCTGCTCTCAGCCAAAGCCACCGTAACCTGCCCGTCGCCAGCTTTGAGTGCGTAGCTATTGGGGTACTCGGAGGACACATTTACTGAGGCTAAAGCGTCGTTGCCCAGTATTACCCGCATTTGAGTCTTAAGCAGCCTCGCGACGGTGGCCGCTGGATCTTCGGCTGTGCTCAAGTCAGTAGCCTCCGAAGGGTAGCTTTGCGAAACGCCACCTGATCTTTGAGCATAAAATCCTGAACAGAAGTCACCTCATAATCCAACCCGTTGCGGCACACCTTATCGTGGCAACGAATCGGTGCAAAAACATGCATCACTAGGTAGTCGTTGAAGATGTAGCCGGGTTCGATGAGTGTTTCCTCTGCTTTCTGCGGCAAAACCAGCGCTCTGAGTTGGATGGCTTCGCCGTAGCTGGGGGTTTCGCCTGTCTGGGTTACTTGGTGGAGGGTGAGGTTTTCGCCTTTGCTGTTAAGCACCTGTGTGAATCGGGTAAACGGAGGCTGATAATTCGAGAGAAACTCGCCGAGCCAACAGACCGTTGCCATAGCCTGCTTGTTCTCAGTGGGCACATAATCCGCTTGGCGTGGCCCCCAAAACATGAATTCATCCGAATGCGCCGAGACGATTTTTGCGCTAAAATCATATGAGGGTTTGTCGCAGTGCTGACGAATTTTGCCCAGTATACCTGAGGTTACGGCGTCGTAGTAGTCGCAGGCGGCTGTTTTTGATTTTACGTTTATGTAGCCTGCCCAGCATACGCCCGAGTTGTAGGCGGGGTACTGCGGCGACGCGTTAATGGCGTTTAATGCATTGTAGGTTTGCTGTAGAGTTGCGCTGTAGCCCTCGTAATCATAGAGGCCAAGCAGGGCGTAAGCGATTGAGTCGTCGTAGACGGTGTCGTCCCTGAGTCCGACTCTGTGCCATGCCCCGTCGCCATAAGGTTTAGGATCAAAAAACAGATACAGCGCTTCGAGTCCGGGGCGGTAAAAGTTCACGGCGTCCTCGGTCATGGTTTGGTAGGCGGCTTTGTTGAGCGGATCCGACTCAGCTAGCATCCGAAGAGAGAGAAGGTTGTAGAGTGATTCCACATCCATTTGGCTTAGCCACTGATCGGAGGTGTCAACTGCTCTTGCAAAGCCGCCGAAGTAGCGGTCATGAATCTCCAGTTGACTGGGCTTCTGCTGCATATTCAACAAGAAGGTGCCTACGGCGAGTTTGGCGCTATCAAGGTAGTCCTCTTTTGAGGTTAACTCGTAAGCCTTCAATAGAGCAGGCACAACCCGTCCCACATCGACGCTGTAGCACATTACGCTGCCCTCACCGCTGACGAAGCCGCCATACGCCGCCTTGCCGCTGTCACGAATTTGCTGGGTCAAAATCCAGTCTGCTAACTCAGCGATTTTAGCCTCGATTTCTGGCGTGCGGTCGTCGAATTGAGCGTCGAAGAATAGTTCGTAGAGAAAATCAACGGCGAAGCCTGCTGCTAACGCGGCTTTTCCCCAAGTTAAATCTGGACCTACACCTGGCGTGACATAGAGGTAGGGTGCGTTGTCCACCACAAACTGGTAATAAGCTTCGGGAACAGGCATCTTTTATGCGCTCCGTAGGGTGGGTTTTTTGAGTTTGCCGAGGATGCGTTCGAGCTCCTGCTGCAATACAGTGAGGGGTGGGATGTTGTTGGTTACTGCGATGTTTTGGTCGCCGACGCTGAAGTTTAATCCGACTGCTGAGCCGCCTGTTAGGTAGCAGATGACATAAACCGCTGCGAGTAGGGTGATGAATTCTTTTTCAGCTTCAGAACAGTTCTCTGAGTCGACGACTCTGTTGAGTTCAAGCGAAAGCGTAATCGCGGCCCGAGTAATCATCTTCTGCAGCTTATCATCGGGCACTTCGGCGCTACTGACGCTGATAACATCCCGCACATCAGATAGGGCTACTTTGCTCATTGGGTTTTCACTCCTGCGTCGGTGGGTTCCCAAAGTTGCCAGCCGAATTTGACGGCGTTCTTGCGGAATTCTTCTTGACGGATTAAGCCTTGCTCGGCGGCTTTTATCAGGTCTGCGGGGTTGGCTTCTTTGGTTTTGTATGGGCTCCAGTTGAGGCGTACCTGCGCTTTGAGGGGGTCAAGCCCCGCCTGCTTCAGCACAGGATTGAAGAGTTCGTGTTCGACTTGGCGTTTGATGTAACGCTGCACAGGCTGAATAAGCATGTTCTGTAGTTCCAACGCGGCGTTTGCTGATGCCTCTGTGAAGCCTGGCGTGCTGAAGAGTCGGGGAAGGGGGGTTTCGCAGCCCAAGTAGAACTGGTTGATTATGTGGTCGATGTAGTATTCGAAGCGGGCGCGGGGGTCGATGGTTACGGGTCGGATGTCGCCTTTGCCGTTGTAAAATAACCATGCGCCTTCTTCGCCGCGGTTTTTGATGGCTTGCTGAAACTTCTCGATGGTGTCGTCGTCTGCCCGTTCCAGCAGCGCCAACACGTCGGGTCCAGCGTACTTCTCAAAAATACGTGGCATGATACGTTCGATTCTGGCTTTCATAGCCGCGTACGCTGGACGCTTATCCGATTGGAAGGCAAGCGAGTGCAAAAGAACCTGCAGAACACCCGTGCCATAACCCGAATAATCTAAACAGTTAATTCGCCAATGCACAACGGCTTGGGCCTCGAGGTTTTCGCTCCCGTAGCTGTAACGGAGCTTGTAGCCTTCGGTTTTGTAGGGGATTTTAAGCGTTTTCTCTTCAAGATAGCTCTGCTCGATACGCTCCACTGCGTCTATGGGCAGCCGGTGTAGGGCTTTGATGTTTTGAGGTGTTAGTTTTAGCCAGAAATCGTTACCGCAGGCGATAAGCATCCGTGCCATATCGCAGAGCAGCGCATCCATGTTTACGGATTCGTTGAAGCTGTCCACTATTTCTTTGGCTTGGGCTGCTTTTTCGTAGGCGTCGTTGACGGTTGTGTAGAAGCCTGAGCCGACTGCTGAAGCCGCAAGCAAATCCACGCTTGCCTTGCAGGTGGGGTCGCGCTCGTAGAGTTTGACGACTTCGCAGAGTGGGATGCAGGGGGTTTCATACACCAGTGCGCCCTGTGGTTGGGCGAAGCCACTTTTTGCTCTGACCGAGAAGGCCTCCGCTAAACGGTGCAGTAAGCTCATTGTATAGCCTCCAGAAGCTTGTTGCCTTTCTCGGTGATGACGTAGTTTGCGCGGTGCTTCTGTTCACTCTTCTGCACGTATCCACTCTCGATTAAGAAGCGGAAAATGCCCTCGAACGTCGCGTGTGTTCCAGCCCTGCGGAGCGTGCGTTGCTCCAAATCGGTCCTGCGGAGAGGTTGATGACTAAGTTCGCGCAGCACGGTTTTTGCTAGATTCATTCTTTCAGTTAAACGTCTCATGCTTAATCGCTCCAAGATTTTGAGTCAAAAAATTGGGGAAATTGTGGTTTGCCATGTCGTTTCGCCTGTTTAGGTTAGGGTTGTTTTGATGTTGGTCATTTTGGCGATGGCGTTGCTGCGTAGGACTCCGATGCCGAAGCGGGTGGTTGCGCGGACGCCGTATTTGCCGTTTTTGATGTCTTCCCAATCCTCGACGGTTACGTCTCGGCGGAGAAGCATCACGGAGGCAACACGGGTGTCGATGGCGTAGGCGGTTCCGTTGGGTACCAGAGTGCTTGCTTGCACTCGCATGCCAAGGACGCTGGTGACGGTTGCTTGGTCGAGGTCAGTTTGCCCCGACGGCAGATACTGGGCGTGAATGAATTTGTCGTCGCTTAAGAGTTGGTGGAGTTGTGTTTCGTTTACTGCTAAAACGGTTGGTTTCCAGTTTCCGCCGCGCACAGCGTTATGCAGGTTTACGACGCCTGCCCAGTTGAGCACTTGGTTGCTGTTGTCTAGGTTGTCACCGCCCGCCAAGTCAGCATCTGCCACTGAAGCGTAGAGGGCAATTATGCGGTTGGTTTCTTCCTCGCCCAATGCGCGGCCGACCTTCTCGACCATGCGGTTCATAACGTTCCAAGTGGCGTCTTCGAGAAATTCGCGTGTCCACTCTTCAGACGATTCCGCCATAATGTTAGTGTAGACATCGGCGACGCCGTTTTTGGAGCCGCTGAGCCTAGTGGTTGCGCCTTCTGCATAGCGGTAAGCAACTGCTTTTTCATCAAGCGGAAAACGCTCCATCGGTTCAGCAGTCGGCATAACAGTGGTTATGTCACGTCCAATCATCTCGGGGTAAGCTGCATCCACGAGGGTGTCGTGCAGGCGTCCCAAGGCTTGGGTGGAGTCGCTGAATAATCCTTCTTTGATGCCTACTTCGCAGTAGCGTTTTAGGAAGGGGTGCGTGTTGATTTTCTGTTTCTGGTTTTCGATGTGCTCCCTGAATTCTCGGTCAGCTTGTATTAGGGATTCGAAAAGTTTCGGCTTCATCAATTTTAACGCTCCATGTTGATGAAGATGAGGTCGCCGTCTGTGGTTGCGGTTTCTAGTGCGGTGCCTAATTTGCGGTTGTAGAATACGGTGTAGCTTGCTGCTCCGCCCTCGCTTACAGCCTGGTCGACGAGTTGAGTGACTTTTCCGTCTGCGGCGCTGCAAACTGCTTTGCCCCGCGCTACGGGTCCGTTAACTTCGACTTTGACTCTGCCCCTTTTTAGTACCGGACACATCTGCCCTGTGGCGGCGGATTTTACTGCGATGCCTATGGCGTCGTCTCCGCCTGGACTGGGTGAGACTTTGTCGTTGGAGCTAAGATAGACGGGGGAGCCTTTGGTTACGGCGGCTTCAGCTTGGTAGGATTCGATGATGGCGTTTGGATCGTCGGTTTCGCCGATTGCCATCCAGCTTTTGCTTGTTAAATCAGTCATTTTTCATCATTCCGTTGTTTTTCGTTTTCTCCGAGTTCATCCTCAGTTACTTGCGGTCAAGTTTGTGACTATCCGTTTCCTGCATGCCTCTGAGTTTGAAGAGAAGTCGGTTTATCTCTTGGCACATCCGCTGCGGTCCCAAACTCCAGCTACGCTGTACGAGGCTGCTGGGCAAAATTTCCTCAATCATGCGTATGGCTCGGCTTACAGGTATGCTTGGTTCAGCTGGTTTCTTAATTAGGCCCTCAGCTAAACCGGCGGCGCTGGGTGCTTCTTCGGGCTGGTCGAGTTTTTCAAGGACTTTGATGTTGCTCTGGGGGATGCCTGGAACTGCGACGAGGCTCATTTCAGCGTTAAATAAGCCATGAGGAATCTTGCCGTTGACCAAGTCAAGGGTTTCATAGTCTGCGCCGACGCTGACATGCTGAATTAGCCCTTTGCGGATTTTCTCCGCCGTTTCTTCATCGTAGATTTCTGCAGTGTACAGCAAGTTCTTACCATCCCACTGCGTACCAGTAACCTTGCCCACTGCCTGCTCAGTCGTGACATGTTCAAGGTAGATGGGTGCGTTAACCAGTTTTGCCGAAAACGCTTCAAGCTCCTCAGAAGTGTAAATGTTAAAGTTCCGGCTGATGCCAATCGTCATGGCTAAACCCTCAATCCGTAGGGGCTTATCCATAATCTTCTCAGCTATAGCAAAGGGCAAAACAGCGCACAGATGCTCTTTCTGGGGGTTATGTAGGTTGTTGAACCATGCTTTAGCGGAGCGGAGCGTCCAGCCTTTAGCTTTTAGAAAAATGTAGCTTTCTATCTCCAAGGCATCTTTGCCTTTCGGCTTAGCCACGACGACCTCTACACCCTCTTTTTCGTTAAGTGTGATGGTTTTTTGGGTGCCGTCTTGGAATTCGCTTGGGCTTCGGTGCCCGCTTCGGATGGTGTTATCGGTTTCTTCCCATGGCAT